TTGCAGGCAGGGCCAGTCCACCGGGTGGGCGGGCATCAGGTCGCGCTTCTCGGTGGCCAGCGCCACCAGGTCGGCGTGCTTCACCTCGGTTGCCAGCGCCTCCGGGAGGCCGAAGCGCTCGGTGACGGCCAGCCAGATGCGCCGATCGACGTACTGGTACTCCGGCATCAGCGCCTTGAGCGGCCGCACCATGTCGCCGATGTAGGCCTCCGGGGCATCGTGGAGCAGGGCCTGCAGCTTCAGCTCGGGCGTCTCCACCAGGTCGCAGACCAGCAGGCTGTGCTGCGCCACGCTGTAGTGGTGCTTCACGTGGCCGTTGAAGCGGCAGGTGTGAGCCAGGGCGTGGGCCAGATCAGTCGGCTCGATCATTTCGCCGGTGGGCATCAGCAGGTCGAAGACCTTGCCGCTGTTGGTGAGAATCCAGCTCATGCGGTGGTCTCCTCTTCAGCGGCGGCCTCAAGGCGGTTCAGTGCCGTCAATCCGGCGAGCAGGGCCTTGGCCTCATGCCTCGCGTCGTGCAGGGCATGGTGCTTGATGCCCTCGAAGGCAGCGCCCTTGGCACCGGGGAAGATGGCCAGCAGGGTGCGCAGGTCGCGGTCGTTCCGGAACTCCCAAGGGGCCTTCAGTTCGTGCGTACTGAAGGCTTCGCGCAGAATGACGTTGTCGAAGCTGCTGCCATTGCCCCAGACCAGTCGGTCCCCCTTGCGCGGCACCAGCGAGGCCATGAACTGCTCGACCTGGGCCAGTGCATCGCCGAGCGCGGTGCGCGGCAGGCTGCCGTCGACTTCGGCGCGGGCTTCGGGGCTCTGCTGTTCCCACCAGGCGAGGGTGCCTGGGTCGACATGGCCGGTACCGCCGTGATCGGTGCGGGTGTAGAACTCGAACAGCACTGGGGCCGACAGCGGGCCCGCCGGCACATGCAGGTAGACGATGCCGATGGCGGTGATGCCGGCGTTCGGGGCGGTGGATTCCGTCTCCAGATCGACGACGAAGTGATGGGCGTGGATCAGGCTCATGCTGCCACCTCTGTGCGCTTGGCTTCGACCAGTTGCATGGCTCTCTTGTAGCTGAGGGTGTGACGGGTGATGCCCGTGAATGGGCCGTTCTCGTAGGTCAGCACCAGTACGTTGAATGTCGGGAATGGCATGCCGATGTGCCAGTCGTCGAGGATGTCAGTCAGGCCCAGGGCATCCGCGATAGCGCGGGCGTTGCGGGTCTTGCCGCAGCCCTGTGGGCCGTACACCAGAAGGCTTCTCACGGCTGCCGGAGCGCCCTTGATCGGTCGGCGCGGGGTAGCGGGCTGCTCGGCGTTCTGGTTCGACAGCACTTCCTGCAGGCGGGCGTGCAGATCGCGGGTGCTGGCCAACTGGTTGGCGGCTTCGGCCTGCTTGTCCAAGGCCTGGAGGCCGGCAAAGGTGTTGCGGGCCAGCTCCAGGGTCTTCAAGGTGCCGGCCAATGCGGACAGGTCCTGTTCTGTGAAGGGATTGGCGCGGCGGGCGTAGGCGGCGATGCGCTGGTCTGCGTCCTGAATGAGTTGGTCGCGCTCCAGGCGGTGGGCGGTCCTGTCGGCTTCGCGCTTGCGGGCCAGGTCGGCGAGGTCGATGTTGAGCAGGTGGATGCGCTCGGCGTTGGCTTCGCGGGCGATCTGGTGGCCCTCGTCGAAGCCGGCGGAGCGGGCGCTGCGGGCCATGCGGGTGGCGATGAGCGGCCAGACGCACAGGCTGATGAACAGCGCGGCGGCGAGCAGCTGGATGGTGGTGGTTGGCTGCATGTGCTGTGTCTCCCTGTAGGTGCCCGCCGCCGGGAATAGCGTCAGAGTCCGGTGGCGGGGCTTGAACGGTTCCGTTAGATGGCTGCTTCGTAGAGCGGCACTTCACCGATGCCTTCCGCGATCTGCTGGCGTACGGCGGCGTAGGCCTCTTCCAGGACCTTGTCCGGGCGGACGAGCTCGTACCACATCTGCAGGCGGCCCTCGGTGATGCGGTAGCGGAAGCGGGCGGCGATCAGGAAGGCATCGCCGCCGAGGAAGGGCTTGATGCCTATGAAGAATTGCTCTGGGATGTTGAGTTGCCCGGTCTCGCCGGCCCGTCCGTCGATCTGCTCGTTGTAGGTGAGCTGGACCTGGCCGTTGTCGAGGCGGATGCCTTGGCGGAAGTTGATGTTCTTCTTCGCCTCCAGGGTGCGGCTGATCTCCAGCATGTCGGCGGCGTTCGGGGTGCCCGGGCCGTTGTCCACGATGTCCTTGACGTTGTCCTCGATGAACTCGGCGAACTCGGCCTGGGGCATGCGCTTGCGGTCAAACTCCTTCCAGCGGCCCCACTCAACGGTGAGTGGGCAGCAGTAGGTAACTGCATGATCGCCCCAGGCCGGCAGACCCGGCTGGTGATAGTCGATCACGGCGCGGAAAGTGCGGCCGTCAGGGCCGTTGCAGAACACCGAGGTGGCCTCGTTGGCGAAGCGAGTGACATAGGCGATGAAGCTGGCCGCATCCAGAGCCTTCAGGTGCTGGCGGGTGCGGGTCGGGAAGTCCAGGTATTTTTCCAGGTTCTCCAGCGAAACGCCGTGCGGGACCAGGGCCAGCGGTGCGGGCACGTCCTCATGATTGAAGGGCTTGCCCAGGGCCTGGGACAGGGTGACCAGCTGGTTGATGGCTTCTTGCATGTGTAGTGCTCCTTGTGAGCGGTGTCAGAGAGGGGTTATTCCGCGACCTGGCGAAGCGGGGCGGCGCCGGTGTCGTCATCGACCGAGCGCAGGTTGATTTCCTGCTGACGTGGGTCGCGGCGGGTGAGGTTGCCCTCGGGAGTGAGGAAGAACAGCGATGTGCCGCGCGACAGCAGAGGCTCTTTGGCCTTCACGTCAGCCTTGATGGTCATCTGACCGGAGCCGTCCGGTTTGTAGGCGAGCTTGATGGTCAACTCGCCGCCCTTGCCGGTCAGGCGGATGGCGTCGACCAGCGAGTGCTGGACTTCGCTCAGTTCGTCCAGCAGGCCGCCTGCCTCGATCTCGCGCAGGGTGTCGATGAAGGGTCGTGCTTTCTTGCTCATGTGCTGTGCCTCATGGTCGTGGATCGTCAGAGAGTTGCCCGGTACGGCCGGGCGCCGGGTCATGCTGCCGGTTTGGCGTGGGTGTCCAGGAACTCGGCAAGGTCCGTCAGGCGCACCCGGGGGCGCTCCAGGCGGGACTCGGTGAGCTTGAAGATGCGCAGCTTGATCTCGCCGCTTTTGATCAGTGCCCGCAGGCGCTTGTCCGTCTTGAGGTGCGTGAAGTAGTGCTCGCGTACCTCGGTCAGGGTCAGGCTGTTGGTTTTCCACTGCTGCATCAGCTGGGTGTGGGTGTTGCTCATGCCGCCACCTCCCCGCACCCCGCCGGAAGCCGAGCCCGCAGCAGGCTGACCAACCCCTCCACCGACTTGCCGACGTCGCGGGCAGCGATGTTGCCGGCCTCGTCGGTGATCACTGCGCCGAAGGGGCGCAGCGGGTCGTTGGTGAGGGTGACGTGGGGCAGCCAGCCGAGAGGGGTGACGGACAGGAGGGCCGTGTACAGCGCCACCAGGTGCAGGGCCTCGGGGCGGATGGCCTCCAGGCGCTGGATGCACTCGGCGGAGGCGTCGCGCACAGTCGCGGCGTCCACGGCGGTGGGGTTGCGGAAGTGCATGTCGGCGAGCTTGACCACGCCGATGGCATCGGTGATGGGATTGGTGGGCTTCATGCCGCGTCTTCCTTGGTTTTAGTCACGGTGACGGTCACGCCCAGCCGCTTGGCCAGCCAGGAAATGCCCGACTCGGTGACCATCAGCACGGCGTAGTGGGTGTGCTTCTGCAGCTTGGGGTTCCAGCGCGAGCGTGGGTCCATGAACAGGTTCCCGCCGCCGACATGCTTTGCTGCCAGGGTGCCGTCCTTGTTCAGGGAGTTGGTGGCGCGCAGGTGCTCGCGCAGCAAGCTCTCGCGCACTCCCAGCACCTGGGCGGCCTCACGAATCGTCCTGTTCATGGCGGGCCTCACGCAGCGTTGCGCATGGCCTGGCGGCGGATGAGCAGGCCCATCAGCCGATCCAGTTGCTTATAGAGGTGCGCCAGGTCTTCGTCGTTGTGGATGACGAAGTCGTTGTCGTGCACCGCTACGCCGCTCTCGCTGGAATGCGAGGCCACCGCTTGGGCGTCCGGGCGCTGGATGTGCACCACCACGCCGCCCAGGTCACGGACCCACTGCGCCTCGTTCTCGTAGCGAACGTCGCTGATCACAAAGCCGGGCGCGTGCCCGTCCCGGAGCTCGATCATGTTGTCCAGGTGCTGGCGGGCCAGCAGCAGCCAGAGCTCGGGGTGGACCATCTGCCGGCCCCACTCGGTGCCGAGCAGTTGCATCAGTTCGCGAGGGGATTTGCCGATGCCGAGCAGCGGCGCCTCCTTCAGCTCGCCATTCAGGTGCGCGGAAGACAGGTTGAACATCTGCATCAGCGCGACCTTGAGCGGGTAGGCGAAGGCGTAGGCGATCAGGTCGAAGTGCGCGGCCAGGTAGTTGGCGGCAGTGTCTTTGCCGGTGCGGGCGAGGCCATGCAGGCCGATGAGGATCTGATTCATGCTGCGTCACCTCCGAACGGGCCGTTGGAGGCGGTACGAGCGGCGCGGGACTGCTCGCGGGTTACGTACTGGCAGCCGGCATTACGCGCCAGGCGTCGTACTTCAAATACAAGGAAGGGGTTGTTGGCGGATGGGTGCAGGTGCACCTGGCATTTGCTGGGGGTGTGCTGTGTCGTTTGCATCGTCGCGTACTCCAGAGGTCAGAGAGTGGGTACGCGACGAACAATACGATCATGAATAGATTGCAGTCAATTCATTTATGAATTGCTTTGGAGGGAGCGCCTTCTCCTGTTCATCCAGGAGCCCGTGACTACGCCGCAGATCTCGGTCCCTTCAGGGACGTGGATGATTCTGCTCGGGAATTCAGGATTCACGGCGAGGAGGTATGTTCCTTCCTCTGTTACCTGTAGGCGCTTGAATGTGGCTTGGCCGTCCGGAGTCCTAGCGACAATGTCGTCGTCATGCATGGGCTCAACGCGAGGTTCGACCAAGATCAATTCGCCTGGACGGTAGTCGGGAAACATGCTCATGCCGCGTACTTCGAGGCAAAAGGCACCTTTGCTGTGAGGAAACGGGCAGTCCAGCCATTCCTCGGCGTAGCCTGGTTCAAACAAATCAATCGCCTCACTTAGGGTGCCTGCCTGCACCCAAGAAATCCGAGGTACTCGACCCTTAATGTCGGGCCCTGCAATCACATTGTTGTCGAGCTCGGCGCGGAGCTTGCCTGCCAGAAGAGCGGCAGCGTCCAAGCCCAGCGCCTTGGCTAACTTGGTGATGTTATCTATTCGAGGGCTGTCCGACTCGCCGGCTAAGATGCGGTGAGTAGTGGGTTGGGGGACACCGGACCTGCGGGCCAGTTCTCCCTCTGACCAAGCCAATTCCTTGAGCTTGTCTGCAAGCAGGCGGCCGATAAGCTGCCCTGAGATTGCCATGCGCGGTGGCTCCGTATTCTCAAATGAATAATTCAGGATTGTATTGTCCGGGCCTACTCATATGCGTATCATCAGTGGCAATTCATTTGTGAATTGAAAAGGGTCTTCCATGACCATTCCTGAAATGCTCAAGGCCCTCTGTGATGCGGGCTTGTCCCAGCACCAGATCGGCGAGTTGACTGGCGTTAGCCAGCCGACGATCTGCCGAGCCATGGGTGGGGCGGATTTGAAGTACGAGATTGGGAAGAGGATCGAGCAGCTCTACCTTGAGCGTGTGGCGCAGAAGGACGCGCCGAAGTGAATCCTGAAGTCGGCCTACTTTGAGCGGGTCGGTAAGGTGCCGGCGCGGGACTCTGACCTCCCGCGCCGGCGGGGTGCCTGGCAAGGTCTCTGACCTCCTTGCTTCGGCGTACGACGACACAGCACATGCATCGGTCGTAGTCATAGAGTAGGGCGAGCCCGGCTAGATGGCTACACCGTAAAGGGAGCTTTTACGGTTATGACGAGGAAAGCCATGGTAAAGCGTGAGCCCATTTTGCCTACAGCCGAGGAGGCTCCCTCTGCCGAGCTGGCTGGCCTCGAAGTCACCATCCGCTGGCTCAACGGCAAGCGGTTGGTGCTCGAGGTGCGCCAGGATGGGCAGGCGGTTGAGAGCTACGCGCCTGCGTGCGTCGATATGGCATTGGCTGCCGCTGGTCACCTCATTCGAGGTTCTCAACCACCACGCGACCTGTTCCGTCGCGATAAACCAGCTCGTTGAATTCCACTTGGAGGAGCTCTGGACCTCGCTGCTTGAGGCGGTAGAACTCCAGCCCACTGAAGTCCAGTTCGTAGTCATCCGGGTAAATTTCAAGCATCTGCTTGAGCATGCCAACCGTAATTAGGGTGGGGGTCCTTTGAGTCATGAGTTGTCCTTCTCATAGCAACGGTAGTTAGAACATGGTCGCTGCGGGTTTCTGACCGCCCGCAGCGACTGGGGGAGCCTGCCAAGGTCTCTGACCTCCTTGGCGGGCTAATGACGACACAGCACATCAGCGGTCGTGGTCATAGCGTAGGGTGCCACCTTGCGTGATGGCTAGACCGGGAAGGAGTCCTTCGGTTATGAGCCGCACTGACCTTTTGCCGGACGCAGGTCCGGTGCTTTCTATCCGCCAGGCGCTGTACCGCGCCGGGCGCGACTACAAGGGCGGGATCACTGCCCTTGCCCATGACCTGGTCATGGACCTCGATACCCTGCAGAAGAAGCTCAAGCTCGACGAGGAACGCCGTTGGCCGACCCCGGATGAGCTGGAAGAGATCCTCGCCGCCACGCGCGATTCGCGCTTGCTGGATGCGGTGACCCGCCCGGCGGGCGCCGTTTGGTATCGCCCGGAGCCTGTGAAGGCGACCAAGGATGCGCTGAAGGCGGTGGGCGAGCTGCTGCAGAAGGAAGGCGAGTTCGTGGGCAGCCTGCACGCCGGTGCTGCCGACAATGAGTGGAAGCCGCACGAGGTGGCGCTCCTCGAGCACCACGGCAACCAGGTGATCCGCGCGGTGCTGGGCATCATGGCCGGTGCGCGGGCCGCCATGGAGGGCCGCTGCGATGGATGAGCGCTATCTGGAGATGGCCGAGCAGGCCGCCGAAGCGGAGCGGCAGCGCGCTATTGATGCGCGTGTGCGCTATGTGGGTGTGAGCGCACTGGAGTGCGAGTCATGCGGTGATGACATTCCCGAGGCGCGCCGTGTGGCGGTACCGGGGTGTCAGGCCTGCGTGCATTGCCAGGCGATTCGGGAGGCCACTGCATGACACAGGCAGGGAACGCCACTCCTATTGCCGCATGGGCGCGGCGCTACATCGAAACCTTCAACCTCGCTCTGGTTCCCATCGAACCGGGCGAGAAGGCCCCCAAGGGCAACGGCTGGAACCAGCCTGGCGGCTACTTCACCGACGCCGCCCAGGCTGAGGCCTTCTGGCAGAAGCACCCGAAGCACAACATGGGCGTGGTCCACGGCCCCAGCCGGCTGTGCTCGCTGGACGTGGACCATGTGGAGTACACCCGGCAGGTGCTGCGCGATGTGCTGGACCTGGACGTGGATGCGCTGGCGGTGGTCCACCCGACCGTGGTGGGCAACCCGGCGCGTTTCCGCGTGATGTTCCGCCTGCCCGAGGGCGCCGACTTCAGTCGGCATTCGCTGACCTGGCCGAATGAGCAGGACCCGGACGGCAGCAAGTTCAAGTTGGCCATGGCCGCGGCGAAGCGCGCGAAGGAAACCGGCGACGCGGCGCTGGAGTCGGAGATGCGGTCGAAGGCGAAGGCCTTGGCGCCGGTCACGGTGTTCGAGCTGCGGGCGGGGCTCGTCCAGGACGTGCTGCCGCCGTCGATCCACCCGGACACGGGCCAGCCCTACCACTGGCGCACGGCGCCCTCGGCGGATGGCCTGCCGGAGTTGCCGCGCGACCTGGTGAACATCTGGCGCAATTGGGATGTGTTCAAGCGCATGGCCCTGGAGGCCTGCCCCTGGGCACCGAAGGCGAAACCGCCGGTGAAGTCGAAGCCCAAGCGCCCATCGGCGCCGGCCGGCGAAAAGCCGTCGGTGATCGATGCCTACAACAATGCGTATGACGCCGAGTCGCTGCTGAAGGCCCACGGTTACCAGAAGCGTGGGCGCAAGTGGCTCTGCCCGCAGAGCACCACCGGCTTGCCCGGGGTGACGGTCAACGAAGAGGGCAAGGTGTACTCGCACCACGGCTCCGACCCGCTGGCCAACGGGCACATGAATGATCCGTTCGATGTGTTCTGCATCCTCGAGCACAGCGGCGACCAGGGCGCGGCAGTGAAGGCCGCCGCGAAGCAGCTGGGCATGGACGCGCAGCGTTCGCCCAGGGCGCCAAGTCCGCCGCCCGAGGGTGACACGATGCCGCCCAGTGTTCGCGAGGCGGTGGAGGTGTTGGACCAACTGCTCAGCGATGGAGAGCAGCAGGACCTTCCCCCGACCCCATCCGCCGAGAACTCCGCCGCCGAGCCCGGCCGCTCCGAAGCCGGGGGGCAGGGGGATGGCCTGAGCTTGACGGCGCTGCTGCGTCGGTATGCGTTGGTCGAGGGCACCACCCACGTGTGGGACTTCGACAAGTCGAAGAAGATGAAGCGCGCCGCCTTCGAGGCCCACGTGGGCAAGGAGAAGTTCAAGGAGTGGGCCGCCGTCACGGATTCGAAGCGCAAGAAGCGGATCAGCGAAGAGCAGGTGCGGGAGATCGAGCAGGCCAAGGCCATGGCGGGCAAGGCGGTCGGGGAGATCACCATGCCGCCGCAGGTGCGATATGTGTACATCGACGGCACCAAGGACGTGTGGGACTACGCGAAGAAACGGCGGGTCGCCGAGGGTGCGGTGAAGATGGCCCTGGGCGATGCCTATAGCCTCTGGCTGAACAGCCCGGAGCGGCGCGTGGTGGACATGGACCATATCGTGTTCGATCCGACGATGACCCATGACCCGAAGGTGTATATCAACACCTTCGACGGCCTGCCGCTGCAGCCCGAGCGCAACGATGCGGCCTGCGAGAACCTGCGTTGGCTGATCCACTTCTTGTGCAACCACACCGACGACGTGGCGCAGTGGTTGACCTGCTGGCTGGCCTTCCCCCTGCAGCACACGGGCGCGAAGATGGACACGGCGGTGCTGATGCACTCGACCATGGAGGGCTCGGGCAAGAGCCTGCTGTTCTCGGTGGTGATGGGGCTGCTCTACGGCCGGTACTCGGCCACGGTGGGGCAGACCCAGCTGGAGGGCAACTTCAACGCCTGGCAGAGCGGCAAGCTGTGGGCGGTGTTCGAAGAGGTGGTGTCGCGCGACCAGCGCTACAACCAGGTGGGCAAGATCAAGCAGTTGATCACCGGGCAGACGGTGCGCATCGAATCGAAGTTCGTGAACGGCTGGGAGGAAGCGTCGCACATGAATGCGGTGTTCCTCTCCAACGAGATCATGCCGTGGCCCATCGGCCAGGATGACCGGCGCTTCCTGGTGATGTGGCCTGAAGAGAAGCTGCCGGAGGATCGGCAGAAGGCGATCAAGCATGAGCTGGCCAGTGGCGGCGTCGAGGCACTGTATGCCTGGCTGCTGGCCCAGGACCTGGGCGACTTCGACGAACGCACCAAGCCCCCGTCGACGCCGGCCCGGGAACGGCTGGTGGCCCTGAGTCGGGCGACCTGGCAGACGTTCATCCACTTGTGGCGCACGGGCGAGCTGGGCGCCGGGATCTGGGGCGCCTGCCTGACCACGGACCTGTATGCGCTGTTCCTCGAGTGGTGCCACCGCAACAAGGAGCATTCGATGAGCCAGACGAAGTTCAGTCTGTTCATCAGCTCGGCCGGCATCGATAAGACACGGGCGATCCCCTGGACCGACGGCAACAACCGGCGGTTCGCGGCGTTCTTCTTCCCCAAGGACGAGCAATCCTTCCTGCCACCTTCCCCAACATCGGCCGAGCTGGGCAAGCACGTTGCCGAATGGCGGGCGCGGGCGCGGTTGGCGGGCTGGAGTGTGGACGGCTGGGACCACGTGAAGGGGCTTGCAGCATGAGTACGTCCAATAGTGTGTTGGGTGTGTTGCCTGTGTGTTGGGTTGGTTTCGGCAACCTTACACAGCTGGAGGCCGCTAACGGCGCGGGTTATGGAGGTGTGTGTAGGGTGTGTTGGGTTTACGCACGCGCGCACGTGTACGCACGAATATTTATGTGCAATGCCTTGGCGGGCAAGGCGACGTTTTTTCCTTACGCGAGGGCTGAAAAAACCTTACCAACCCAACACACCTTACACAGAGAGTTTCAGTACTTTGTTTTTGTTGGAGTTTTTCTGTGTTGGGTGTGTGTTGGGTTGGGGGTTTTTGTGTTGGGTTGGGTTTCTGGCCGGGGAGAGCGCGCATGATCGAGGTCATTGAGGGGGTGTTTCGGCACTGGGCCGAACAGATCGCCAGCAACGGCTCGGCCGGAGGCCTGGGCAGCACCCTGAGCACCATCATGGAGTACGGCGGCTGCGCGCCCCGGGGCGGGGTGTATGGCGACAAGGTGCTGCTGGCCGGCGCCGGACCGGACTACTTGGCCGGCGAGGTGACGGCGGCGCTGTCGACGCTGCTGGCGACGAAGGAGGGCGCGGTGCTGCACCGGCTGGCGGGCGCGCGGTATCTCAACGATCTGACCCTGGAACAGCAGTGCGATGTGCTTGAGCTGGGCAAGGGCGATGCGGCTCGCCGGGCGTACTTCCGCCACCTGGATCGTTTGCATCACCTGGTGCAGGCGGAGCTGCTGGCCAGGCAGGAACGCCTGCGTGGCCGGCGCCGGGAGTCTGCCCGGGAGGGTGCGAAGGTGCGGGCGGCTGCTGTTCGCCAGGCGAAGGCGGCCCACCGGGCGCGAGGTGTCGAGCTGTTCAAGGGCGAGAAATCGTGACCGTTCGTCGGGCGACTCGGCGCCGTAGCGCCCCGGTGGCCCCCCGTCAGCCCACGTCAGGAAATACCGAAAACAGGGGGTTTTCGGTTTGTCACTCGGGGGGTACAAGGTGGGCACGATTCGACAGTAGCGCCTGACCGGATCGCCAGCACTGTGCTGTGCTGTCATGCCGGGGATACCCCGGCACCCTCAAACCCCGCCACCTGGCGGGGTTTTCTATTTCGGCCTCGGCGAATGGCTGCGCCGAGGCGGTTGCCCGTGACACGCGGGCTTTTTCTTCGAGGTGATGCGATGACTCAGGAGCAACAGCAGGCGATGGCCGAGCTGCCCATCTGGGCGTTCATGGTCATCGCGGTGGTCGCAGGATTCAGCGGCGAGATGTGGCGGGCCGACAAGGCCGGGCTGCGCGGCTGGGCTCTGTTCTACCGGGTCGTCCTGCGGGCTGGTGCTTCGGTCGTGTTCGGCCTGGCCGCTGGGTTGATCGCCTGGGCATCCGGCGCTCACCTGTTGGTCGCTGCCGCGATCATGTGCGTGATCGCCACCCTCGGCGCCGACGTGGCCAGTGCGCTGTTCGAGCGTTGGCTGGCCAAGCGTGCTGGTGTGTGCGAGGTGAAAGAGTGAAAGCCGGCATCTCGGCGGCGGACCTGGACGATGCGCTGGCATCGCTCCAGCAGCTGGGCGGCGATCTGCCAGCCCGCGCCCACGCCGATGCCCTCAACCATGTAGGCAACATCGCGCGGCGCGAGCTGCAGCGCGAGATGTCCATGGTGTTCGACCGTCCCACGCCCTTTACGCTCAACGCGGTGCGGATCTTCAATGCCACGCCCAGCAAGCTGGAGGTTGAGCTCTGGGTGAAGGACGACAAGGACAACAACTCCAAGGGTCTGGCCCCGGAAGACTGGGTGGCGCCTCAGGTATTCAGTGGTGGCCGGGTCGATAAGAAGTCCGAGTCCCTGCTGCGCGCCAAGGGCATCCTGCCCGCCGGCCTGTTCATCGTGCCGGCTGCCGGCGCCAAGCTGGATCAGTACGGCAACCTCAGCCGGGGCCAGGTGCTCCAGATCCTGTCGGGTCTGTCTGCCGCCGAGGGTGCCAAGGGCTACACCGCCAACGCCTCGGAGAGTGCGCGGTCTCTGCGCAAGGGGCACGCTAAGGCGTTCTTCGTGATGCGCCGGGGCAAGACCCCCATCGGCATCGCCGAACGCCGGGACAAGAGCCTGGTGATGGTGTTGGCGTTCGTGAAGCAGCCGCAGTACCGCGAGCGCTTCCGCTTCCATGACGTGGTGCGCCGCACCGCCGAGAACGATGCGCTGCTCGAAGCCAGCATCGACAAGGCCATCGCGCGCGCCCTCGATGGTCGGGCGCCTTCCCGCTTCCGGCGGGGCGGTCGGTGACCCCGGCCCCCGATGCGGGGCACTGACGTGCTACCCCGGTAGGGCGGGTCCTCCCCGGGCGCCGGAGGGGGGTACGGGTAATTCGAGCCACGTTTTCTCTCTAGCTGAAATTTTGACAGGGATGTCCGTCTTTCCAGGGGTTTCGCATGGGTAAGAGAGTCACCAAGGCAGAGCTGAGCGAGATCGTCGGCCGCGATGAACGCACCCTGAGCCGCTGGCAAAACGACGGGATGCCGGTCGCTGAGTACGGCATGGGCCGTGGCAACGAAAACCAATACGACACCGAGCAGGTGATCGCCTGGCTGATCCAGATCGCAGCCCTTAATGGCAAGAAGGAGAGCGCCCGCGACCGGCTCGACCGGATCAGGGCAGACCGCGAAGAGGTGGCCCTGGCCAAAGACCTGGATGAAGTTGTGGTGGCGGAGGAAATGATCGAGCGCTTCGAGGCCATGGTCACCGCCGCCAAGCTGGAGCTGCTGAACACCTTCCCCGAGAACCTGGCCGCCGACCTGTCCGCCCGCTACGGCATCGACGTGGATGTCGAACTGATCCGCGAACCCATCGCGGGAATCCTCACGGAGCTTTCCAACTATGACCCTGATGACGATGACCCGTCTGACGGGGACTTTGACGAGCCGGACGATCCGGAGACAGCTGAGGAAGACGGCGAATAAGGGTGTTCGTCGCTCCGCCAAGAAGTGGGCCCCGCCACCCCGGATGTCGATCATCGAGTGGGCGGAGAAGTACCGGTGGCTGGCCGCTGAAGAAGCGGCTCGCCCTGGCAAGTACCGCTTCCAGGTCACGCCGCACCTGGTGTGGCCCGGTGGTCCATTGGAGGCCCTGGACGACCCGAAGGTGAGCGAGATCGTCTGCCGCAAGTCCGCCCAGGTGGCCTGGACATCCGGCGTCCTGGGCAACGCTCTTGGCAAGTGGATCGACATCGACCCGTCACCGATCCTGGTCCTGTTCCCGAAGGCCGAGGCCGCCAAGCAGTACGTGGCTGAGAAGCTGGAGCCGATGATCGAGGCCACGCCTCGGTTGAAGAAGAAGGTCGACCTGCGCAGCCGCAAGCTGCAGCAACGGCAGGACTTCAAGAAGTTCCCCGGTGGCTTCCTCAAGCTGGTGGGCTCCAACAGCCCGGCCAGCGTGAAGTCCACCCCGGTGCCGCGTGTGGCGGTGGAGGAGCCAGACGACTGCAACCTGAACCTGCGGGGGCAGGGCGACAGCATCAAGCTGGCAAAGGAGCGTCTGAAAACCTTCCGCCGCTCCAAGATCATCATCGGCGGCACGCCCACCATTGAGGGGCTCTCGGCCATCGACGCTGAGCTGGAACTGTCGGACAAGCGCATTGGCCTGGTGCCTTGCCACGAATGCGGCGAAGAGCACGCACTCAGCTTCGACCACCTGATGTGCCCGGATGACCCGGACTACACCCACGAGGTGTATGGCCACAAGCGCCCGGAGTCCGCCTACTACGCTTGTCCGCATTGCGGCTGCAGCTGGGATGACAACCAGAAGAACGCGAACCTGCAGCGTGGACGCTGGCTGGCCACTGCCGAGTTCCGTGGCATCGCCGGCTACATCCTCAACGAGCTGTACGCCACCTTCTACGGCTCGCGCTTTGCCGTGCTGCTGGAGAAGAAGCTGCAGGCCGAGTACGCCGCCGCGCGCGGCAACATCGGTCCGATGATCGCCTACGTGAACAGCTCCAAGGGCGAGAGTTACGCCTACAAGAGCGACGCACCGAAGACCGATGAGCTGGAGAAACGCGCCGAGGCCTATGCCGAACTGACCGCGCCCCGGGGCGTGCTGCTGGTGACGGCGGGCGTCGACGTTCAGGGCGACCGCCTGGCGGTGGTGATCGTTGGCTGGGGCCGGGGTGAGGAGTCCTGGCGGTTGTACTGGGGCGAGCTGCCTGGCAACCCCATCGACCCCAATGATCCGGTGTGGAGCGACCTGGACAAGCTGTTGGCCCGGCCGATCTCCAGCGAGGCCGGCTACAGCCTGGCCATCTCCGGCATGAGCATCGACAGCTCGGACGGCAACACCAACCACGCGGTGTACACCTACGTCCGTGATCGCAAGCAGTTCAACATCATGGCGATCAAGGGCGCCTCGGTGGACAACCGGGACAAGGAAATTTTCACCAAGCCGCCGGCCACGGCCGACACCACCCAGGACAACACCAAGGCGGCCAAGTACGGGTTGCGGGTCTACATCGTCGGCACGCACAAGGCCAAGACCCTGATCGACGGGCGCCTGCGTCTGAAGGGCTCGGGACCTGGGCGGATGCACTGGTACAGCGAGATCCGTGCGGACTACTACGAGCAGCTCACCAACGAGGTGCTCGCCCCGCACCCGCGTACCCCCAGCAAGATGGTCTGGCAGAAAAAAGCTGGTCGGCGCAACGAGGCGCTCGACTGCGAGGTGTATGCCTTGCACGCCGCGCGCAGCCTGAAAACGCACCTGCTTCGCGACAACGAATGGGACCAACTGGAACGGCAACTGCTCCAGCCCACGCTGTTCGCTGGCGATCAACCCACCGCCCCGGTGCCGGCCCGCGCGGTCGGTCGCCGTGGCACCCGCAGCCGCGCAGGCCGATAGAGGTACACCATGACGACAGAAGCAGAGCAACGCGTGGCGCGCATCCAGGCCTCCATCGACGAGGTGCTGACCAAGGGCCAGCGGTTCCGCAAGGGTGACCGCCAGCTCGACCGCGCTGAACTGGCCAGCTTGCGCATGCTGCTGGCCCAGGCTCAGGAAGAAGTCGCTCGCGAGAAGGCGACATTGGCCGGCAAGGGCCGCAACCGCATCAACTACGCCAGGATCTAATCATGGGCCTGTTCAAGAAGGACCCCGCTGAGCTGCTCATGCGGGAGGCGTTGCGCTTGGCGAAGGCCACCGCATCGCCGGGCCAGGTCGTCGCACAGGGCGGCGGTGGTGGTGTCGAGACTCGCTGGCGGGGTGCCTCCCGGGTGCTGCGCAGCATGGCCAGCTGGATTCCGGGCCTTGGCAGTCCCCGCCGTGACCTGCCCAGCAACGAGCGCCGGATGCTGATCGCGCGCTCGCACGATGCGATGCGCAACCACCTGCTGGCCCGTGGCGTCATGTCCCGGCTGCGCACCAACGTGGTCGGCACTGGCCTGGTCTGTCGGGCACAGGTCGATCAGGCGGCGCTTGGTATCAGTGAGGCCGAGGCCGAACGGCTCAACGCCCTGCTGGATTGGGTGTGGAACATCTATGCCGACAACCCGTTGGAGTGCGATGCCGAAGGCCAGCTCAACCATTACCAGCTCCAGGCTCTGGCGCTGGTCTCGTCCATGGTCAGCGGTGATCTGCTGGTGGCTACGCCGGACGAGGAACGCCCGGGCTGTGTGTTCAGCACCAGGCTGCAGCTGATCGAGGGCGACCGGGTGAGCAATCCGAGCTTTGCCCCGGATCGTGAGGGCCTGGTGGATGGGGTGGAGTTCGACAGGCTCGGTGCTCCGGTGGCTTTCCATGTCTGCCGTGGATACCCCGGCGACTTGACCGCCGGCAGCTCGATGAGCTGGGACCGGCTCCCGGTGTTCGGGGCGGCTACCGGCCGGCGGCGTGTTCTGCATGTGATGGCCGACAAGACCCGTCCCGGGCAGAAGCGGGGCGCGCCCTACCTGGCGCCGATCCTTGAGCCACTGCAGAAGCTGGAGCGTTACAGCAGCGCCGAGCTGATGGCGGCGGTGGTGTCAGCGATGTTCACGGTGTTCATCAAGAAGACCGGGGACTTCCAGACCGGCAACCTGCCGCTATCGGCTCTGGTGAATGAGGGCGCCGGGGCCAGCACCGATGACGTGGGTTCCGGTGACATCGAACTGGGCGAGGGCGCCATCGTCGACCTGGGCCAGGGTGAGGAACCCATCATTGCCAACCCGGCGCGACCCAATGCGCAGTTCGACCCGTTCTTCCTGTCCATCGTCACCCAGATCGGGGCGGCGCTGGAGTTGCCGCGCGACGAACTGCTGCTGCTCTACAACACCAGCTACAGCGCCGCTCGTGCCGCCATGCTGCAGGCCTGGCGCTTCTACAGCCTGCGCCGCTGGTGGCTGACCTGCGACTTCTGCCAGCCCGGCCGCGAGCTGGTGATCGACGAGGCGGTGGCACGGGGAATGATCGAGCTGCCGGGGTACGGTGATCCGGCCAAGCGTCGGGCGTACCTGCAGGCGCTCTGGATCGGTCCTGCCCGTGGTGCCATCGACGAACTGAAGGAAGCCAACGCGGCGGGCAAGCGCATCGAGATCGGCGTCAGCAACGAGCACCTGGAGACGGCGGCAATGACGGGCGAGCCCTGGCAGGTCGTGTTCCGCCAGCGCGCCCGTGAGGTCGAGCAGCGGCGCCAGGCTGGTCTGTACGTCCCGCCCAAGGGCGCCGAGTCGGCGCCTCCTGAGCCGAAACAACCCGACGAGGAATAACCATGCCCCGCGCATTCGAGCTGGCTGCTTCGCAGCCCTGGCTGATGCTGCCCCACGCCCTGGATAACCTGCTGGCCATCGCTGATCGCATGGGCGATCCGGCCGCACTGGTGACCAAGCAGGGGCAGCGACTGGAGACAGCCCGTACCGTGACCGTTCGCGATGGCGTGGCCATCGTCCCGGTGGTCGGGCCGATCTTCCGTTACGCCAACCTGTTCACCGAGATCAGCGGAGCGACCAGTACCCAGGTGCTGGCCACCGATATCCGCGCCGCCCTGGATGACCCGAACATCAAGGCCATCATCCTCAACGTCGACAGTCCCGGCGGCATCGCCTCCGGCATCAACGAGCTGGCCGAGATGATCTACGAAGGCCGGGCGCGCAAGCGCATCGTGGCCTACGGCGGCGGCACGGTGGCAAGTGCGGCCTACTGGATCGCCTCGGCCGCCAGCGAAATCGTGCTCGATGCCACGGCGGTCGCCGGCAGCATCGGCACGGTCATCGATGCGGTAGTGGAGGGCGAGGATGCTGGCGGGCGCAGGCGCTACCAGATCGTCAGCCGCAACGCCCCGAACAAACGCCCCGACCTAAGCACCAAAGAAGGCCGCGCCAAGGTGGCCGAAACGGTGGACGCCCTGTCCGATGTGTTCGAGGCCAAGGTGGCCCGCAACCTCGGCGTGGAAGTCACCAAGCTCCCCGAGATGGGCGACAAGGGCGGCCTGCGGGTCGGCGCTGCTGCAGTTGAGCACGGCCTGGCGCACCGGCTCGGCTCGCTCGATTCCCTGATCACCGAACTGGCCAAACCGGCCGCAACCACCCTGAGGAAACCCAGCATGACCACCGTCACCACCACGGCGGAGTTGCGTGCCGCCATTACTGCCGGCACCGACCCGAACACCATCGAGATCGCGGCCGGGGCGAACCTGGACGAGATCCGCACTGAAGCCCGCGCCGAAGGTGCCAAGACCGAGCGCGAGCGCCTGAAGGGCATCAACGCCCTGGCCTCCAAGGGCTTCGAGAAGGAAATCGAGGCCGCCATCGACAGCGGCGCCACTGTCGAAGCCACCGCCCTGCAGCTGTTCAAGGCGGCCGGCGAGCGCGGCATCACCCTGGCCGGCATCAAGCTGGACAGTACGGGTGCCACTACCACCACCCCGCCGGCCGGCGACAAGGCCGAGCAAGAACACAAGGCCGCCGTCAACTACATCGTCGCTGGCGCCAACGCTCGCTGAGGAGATCCGTGATGTCGAACCCCGAACGCAACACCTACGTGCCGGACCAACTGATGGCCGGCGATTTCCCGGTTGTGAAGCGCTCCGGCGTGATCGCGGCCGGTCAGCAACTCTCGCGCGGCGCCGTGCTGGGCGAGGTCACCGCCTCCGGTGAGTTCAAGCTGTCGGCCAGCGCCGCGAGCGACGGCTCCCAGACCCCGTCCGTGATCCTCGACGAGGACATCGACACCACGGGTGGCGCGGCTCCGGCCCCGCTGCTGCTGACTGGCGAGGTGCTGGGCTCGGCCCTGACCCTCGGCGCCGGCCACACCCTGGCAGCTGTCCGCAAGGCGCTGCGCCCCCTGTCCATCTTCGTGCGCTGATAGGAGCGACTTCCCATGGATCTGTTCGATACCCGCACCATGCTCGACGCCGTGGAGCAGATGAAGCCGGCGCGCCGCTTCCTGCTCAACACCTTCTTCAACGGCGCCAACCCGCGCACCTTTGCCACCACCACTGTCGACATCGACATCGTGAAGGGCAAGCGCAAGATGGCGCCCTTCGTCCACCCGCGCCTGCCGGGCAGTGTGTCCCTGCGTGAAGGCTTCCGCGCGGACACCTACAAACCGCCGTACATCCAGCCCAAGCGCGAGACCACCGCCGAGTTGGTGCTGAAGCGCTCGGCCGGCGAGAACCCCTTTGCCACCAAGACCCCGCAGCAGCGCGCGGGTGCGATCCTGGGCAAGGACCTGGCCGACCTTGACGACGAGATCACCCGTCGCGAAGAGTGGATGTGCGCCCAGGCGCTGACCACCGGCCGTGTGCGTGTGCTGGGTGAAGGGGTGGATGACACCATCGACTTCCTGATGGACGCCAGCCACAAGATCACCCTGACCACCGACAAGTGGGATGCCGCCGGGTCCGATCCCATCGGCAACCTGCGCCAGTGGAAGCGCGGCCGGATCGCCAAGAATTCCGGCCGCACGGCCAACGTGGCGGTGCTGAGCGGTGAGGCGGTGGACGCCTTCCAGAAAAACGACCTGGTGATGAAGCAACTCAACACCCGCCGCGTTGACCTGGGCATCATCAAGCCGGAAGAGCTGCCGGACGGTGTCACCTACCTCGGCTACCTCAACGACCCGGGCGTCGACCTGTACGGCTACGACGAGTGGTACTTGGACGATGCCGGCGACGAGCAACCGATGATTCCGGCCGGTGGCCTGATCCTCGGTTCCACCAACACCCAGAACGCCATGCTCTACGCCGCGATCCAGGACCTGGAAGCCATCGAGAGCGGCCTGGTGGAAGCGCGCCGTTTCCCGAAGTCCTGGGTCACCCAGGAGCCGAGCGCTCGCTGGCTGAAACTGCAGGCCGCTGCCCTGGCCGGCTTCCTCGAACCCGACGCGTTCGTTTACGCGAAGGTGGTGTGATATGGCCAAGAAAGGCGAATTCATCGTCGTTGATGGCTGCATCCAGGAAGGTCGTGAGACCTTCCTGCCGGGTGATCCCTACAGCCCGCCCACCACCAAGATCCGCGATGACCTGGTGGCGGGTGGCGTGATCGCGCCGCTGAAAGATCCGCTGGCTCAGGCCGCGCTCCGCGCCGCCGAGAGTCGCAAGCCCCAGGCGCCGGCCACCCAGGACCTGCTGACTCCGGCTGCAGGTGGTGACGGTGCTGACGGCGGTAACGGGGACAACCCTGGCGCTGGCGGTGCCGGTGGCGACGACGCGACCGGTGACTGACCGTGGTCTCCTTCGCCGACCAGATCGAGGAGGTGGATGCGCTCCTCCTCGAAACGCTTGGTGATGGGACCGCCACCTATCTCGACCGGCAGGGCTCGGTGATTGCCGAGGCCCTGCCGGTGGAGGTTCAGGACGATATCGAGCGGCCGAACATGGAGTCGGGGCTGCTCGACCGCTTGCGTACCGTCACCGTGCAAAAACGTCGCCTCCAGCCTTTCGACCGCCAGGGTGCTTTCCGCATGGACGGTAAGACCTGGCACATCGACGGCATCCACGAGGATGACGGCCACCTGATCACCTTCTACGTGGTGCCCTGATGAACACTGTTCCTGATGTGCAGTCCGCGATCATCGAACAGCTGCAGGCGCTGCTTGCCGCCGTTCCAGGGTTTGGCGCCTCGGTGCAGGAGGGCAGTGTCATGCGTTTGCTCGATGCTGAAGACCCGGGTCTGGGGGACAACCTGATCATCCTGCAGGAGACCTCCACGGAGGAGAGCGAGCGGGTCGGCACGTCCAGTTGCAAGGAAACGCTGAACCTCAGCATCGTTGCGATTACCCGCCGCCTGGACAACACGCAGTCCTTGCGGGCTGGGCGTCTCGCCATCAAGCAGGCCCTGAATGGGCTGAAGGCGGGACTCACCGTGCCTGGGGTGGTGAAAGTGGCATGGGGTGTGGAGACGCCCATGTACCCCGCCGAAGGGCGCCGCTGGGCGGCGCGTGTGCTTCCCATCGCCATCACCTACACCCAGTCCCTCTGATCCCAACATCAACCGTTCCAGGCCGCCTCCGGGCGGCCTTTTCATTGGAGGTCGTGATGACCCAGAAAGTGACCGTCAAGGAACCCTTCAACTACCGCCACGGCGCGGACACCTTCCACTTCTCCAAGGGGGAGTGGGCGGTAGGCCCCTCCTGCGGCAAGGAAACGATCAGCACTCAGGCCCTTGCCCATGGCCGCGCCAAGGGCTTCATCGATCCTGAGCCCGAACCCAAGCCCAAGGCCAGGCCCGCCGCCCCGGCGGACGCCGAAGCGGCCAAAGCCAACTGAACCCCTGACCATTCGAGGAACACCCCATGTCCCTGATTGACCGCTCCTTCATCGGTGAGGGCATCGTCTACGGCCGCGCCTACCAGAGCCAGGACGCCCTGTTGCCGTTCGGCAACTGCGATGCCTTCAACCTCCGCTTCGCCTCCGACCGCAAGACCCTGGCCAACTTCATGGGCGGCGGCGGCAACCGCAACGTCCGCGAGCGTCCCACCGACGTGACCGGCTCCATCGGCATGTACGACCTGACTCCGACCAACATCGCCAGGGTCACCCGCTCCACCATCAAGCAGATCGCCGCCGGCACCGTGACCGACGAGGTCCTGGCCTGCGAAGCCATCGAGGGCGAGCTGATCCCCTTCAAGAACCTGCCGGATCTCAGTGTCACGGTGACGCTGAAGACCGCTGCCGACGCCAACCTGGTGGCGGGGACCGACTACTTGCTGACCCCGCACGGCGTGATCGTCACCGCCAGCAGCGCGATCACCTCGGCGGGCATCAAGGCCACCTATACCAAGCTGAAGGCGAGTGCGGTGCAGATGCTCAACGGCAGCCAGGTAGAAATGGAGCTGTTCATCGCCGGCCTCAACGATGCCCAGTCGGGCGAGCCCTATAGCCTGCGTGTGCGCCGCGCTAAGTTCGGCATGCTGCAGGAGTTCCCCGTGCTGGGTCAGGACTACGTGAAACTGGATGGCCCGGTGGAGATGTTGGCCGACCCGCTGGTGGTGGCCACCGACATCTCGAAGTTCTGCGAGATGGTCCTGGTGGACAAGGCGGCCTGAGCCGTCGTGCTGTAACCGAACCAAGCCCGCCCTCGGCGGGCTTTTTCATGCCCGAGGGAAGCCATGGCCGGATTCAAAGATCGCCTGATCCAGTTCATCCTGCGCGGCCGGGACGAGCTGTCGCCGGTTGCCCAGCAGTCGACCGAGGCTGTTGAGGGACTGAAGGAAGCGACCGTGGGCCTCAACCAGGCCCTGGACAGCGCCAAGGATGCCCGTGGCCTGGTCAATGGCTTGGCCAACACCAAGCGCAGCATCGAGCAGACCGAGGCCACCATCGGCCGCATCAACGGCTCCATCGTCGAGCTGCGCGATGCTCTGGACAAGAACCCCGACAGCGTCGGTCTGGCGCAGTCGCTGACCGATGCCGAACGCGAAGCCTCCCGGCTCAATCGCGGCCTGGATAAGCTCAAGACGCAGCTGGCCGATCAGGAGCAGGCGGCCAAGGCTGCCGGCCTCGACACGAGTAACCTGGCCGGCGAAGAGAAGCGCCTGGCCGAGGAGATCGACAAGACCAAGGCGGCTATCGCCGAGAACAACGATCAGCTCAAGGTGCTGCAGCGCGAGCAGGCCGCCGCCGCCCGTGCCGCCTCGGACCATGCGTCCCGCGCGGGCGCGGTTGAGGAAGCCCTCGGCAAGGCTGGGCGCCGCGTGCTGGGCCTGGCCGCCGCCGTGGTGTCGGTCAATGCCCTGCTGGGCGTCTTCGCCAGCGGGCTGCGCCTGGTGCGCGACGGCATCGCCTCGATGCTGCAGACCGGCGACAAGTACGAAGGGCTGGAGACCCAGCTCACCGCCTTGATGGGCTCCATCGAAGGTGGCGAGCAGGCCACCGCCTGGATCAAGAAATTCGCCAAGGACACCCCGCTCGAAGTGGCGGACGTGACCGAGGCCTTTGCCCTGCTGAAGACCTTCGGGCTCGACCCGATGGATGGCACGCTGCAGGCCATCACCGACCAGTCGTCGAAGCTCGGCGGCGGCATGGAACGCCTCACCGGCATCACCACCGCCCTCGGTCAGGCCTGGTCCAAAGAGAAGCTGCAGACCGAAGAAGTCCTCCAGCTGATTGAGCGCGGCGTCCCGGTGTGGGACCTGCTGGCCAAGGTCACCGGCAAGAACACCAGCGAGCTGCAGGACCTGGCCACCAAGGGCAAGCTTGGCCGCGACGTGATCAAGGCCCTGATCGACGAGATGGGCCGCAGCTCGCAGGGCTCGGCAGCGGCGAACATGTCGCGCCTCTCCGGCCTGGTCAGCAACCTGTCCGACATCTGGTCGGGCTTCATGGACCGGATCGCCAAGTCCGGTGCCCTGGACTACGTGAAGGGCCAGCTGGACAACCTGATCACCACCATCGAACAGATGGACGCTGATGGCCGTCTGCAGGAACTGGCGCAGGGGCTGTCGGATGCGTTCGTGCAGGGCGCGGAGCGGGTGCGCGAGTTCGCCGCCGGCCTGCTGGAGGTGGACTTCAGCAAACTGGCCCAGGACTCTGGCGCCTGGCTGAGCCAGTTTGGCCAGCAGATCGACACCGCCGTGCGCTGGACCACCATGCTGGCCGCGCCATTCCGCGTGGCGGGGAACCTGCTCACCGGCTTTGTCAGCTCGGCGGGCACGGCATTCTCGGCGCTGGGCGCCACGGCGCTGTCCGTGATGTCCCTGGTGGCCCGTGCCGTGCCGGACGCCCTTGGCGGCGAGAAGCTGGTGGCGGGCCTGGAAGCGGCCCGCGGCAAGGTGCTCGACATCGGTTCGTCCTTTGCCCAGCAGGTCGCCCAGGATGGCGAGGACCTCAAGGCCACCTGGGACAGCGTGGCCGGCTCGGCCGAGGCCAGTGCCGAGCGCCAGGCGGATGCCGTGGTCGCAGCGGCCAAGCGCGGCAGCCAGCAGCTGGGGCAGATGAGCGCGGACGTGGAGGACCACTTCCGCAGCAACATCACCAGCATCGAGAACGCCATGGCGGCGATCCGCTTCTCCGAGACGGCGGAGCAGCTGGAACAGGTGAAGAAGGGCCTGATGGCCGCCCGGATGGAGGGGCGCCTGACGGCCGAGCAGTTCGAGCAGGCCATGGCCGCCCTGGAGCAGCAGCGTGGCTTCGTCAGCGAGGCCGAGCGCTCGGTGGATGTCACCCGCCAGAATGAGGCGGCGGTGGCCGCCCTGCGCGCTCAGCAGAAACTGCTGAGCCAGGAATACTTCGCCGGCCGGCTGTCCCTGGAGCAGTGGCAGGCCCAGCACAACCAGGCGAACGACGAGATCCGCCGGCTCTCCAGCGGCGTGGCCGAAGCCAAGGTGGAGATCGGCGGTCTGCAGGATGCGGAGAAAGCCTTCTCCTCGGCCAGTTCGGTGGCCCAGCTGAAGGCGGTCCAGGCTGCTTTGCTGGAGGCCTACATGGGCCGCAAGCTGACCCTGGAGCAGTACCAGCAACAGCACAACCTGACGGCTGAGGCGATCAAGAAACTCGGCGCGGCGGCCGGCGCGGCTGACCCCCAGTTGGCCAACCTGGACGATGGACTGGCCACCCTGACCGAAGTGCAGCAGGCCATCAGCGATGCCAAGACGGATGTGGATATCAACAACATCCGCGCCGCCCTGCGCAAGCTGTATGGCGACGGCAAGATCACCGCATCCGAGTACAACAGCGAACTGGCCAAGGCCGCCCAGCGCCAGAAGGAACTGAAGGGCGCCACCGACGCCGGCAAGAAGAGTCAGGACGAGCGCAACGCCAGCGACCGTGAGGCGATCAAGACCAGCGAGGACCTGCGCCGCGAGGCGGGCCGGCGCATGGAAGCGGAGCGCCGGGCCGGTGACCAGGCCATGCAGGACCGCCGCAAGGGGGCCGAGGAAGCCCAGAAGGACATGGGCGCCGTCGAGGACTTCTATGGCGGTGTGATGACCCGGGCGCGCGAGCCGCTGGCGCAGCTGAGTGAGGCCGCCCTGGCGGCGTACGACAAGCTGCAGGGCATCACCACGGTGGACCTCGCGCTGGACACCAGCGGCCTGGAGGCCACCACCGTGTCGCTGGAGCGGGCCAAGGATGCCCTGGACCAGATGCAGGCCGCCGCCAACACCGTCGGCCTGAGCGACTTCGGGCGCTTCATGACCGACTCCCTGGTGCGCAGCCAGCGCCTGCAGGTGCAGTACCTGCAGGAGAAACAGGCGGTCCAGCAGCTCATGGAAGGCTATGAGGATGGCAGCCTCACCGCGCGGCGCTTCGCCCAGGAAGCAGGGTGGGCGCGCAACAATGTGCGCCTGCTCAACGACTCGGACCTGCGCACCCTGGAGTCGGCCATCGCCTCGGCCAAGGACCGCATGCGGGAACTGGGGGAGAGCAGTCAACAGACCCTCAGCGGCCTGCAGGACGAACTGGACCAACTGCAGGGCAACCAGGACGACATCGAGCGGCGCCGCTTTGCCGGGCGCCGTCGTGAACTGGAGACCCAGCTGGAGGATGCACGGCAGGCGGGCGACCCCAACGCGGTGGCCAACCTGCAGCGCTCCCTCAGCCTGCTGCGCCAGATCGAGGCGGAAACCTCGGCGCAGGCCGAGCGCACTGCCCAGCAGAAGCGCGCCGAAGAGGTGAAGGCCGCCGCCCCGCAGTCCGCCGCCCCGGCGCCGCCCAAGGTCATTCGCCTGGAGGATGGGCGTGGCCGTGCGGTGGATGTGTCGGTGGCCGCTGGCGAGGACGAAACCAACCTGATCGGCCTCCTTGAGGATGCCGCATTGAGGAGTCGCTAGATGATGCTCGACAGCATCGAGCTGGATGACCAGTTCGAATGGGTGGATGAGTTCGAGTGGGACGCCGTGGCGCAGGACCGGGAGCGCTCCATCACCGGGCACCTGGTGATCCAGGAAGCGCAGAAGCACTTCGGTCGCGACATCACCCTGCGCAGCAATGGCGGGGTGTGGACGCCGCTGTCCGTGGTGCGCCAGCTGGAGGTGCTGCGCGACCAGGTGCGCAAGGTGATGCACCTGGTCCTGCCGGATGGTCGTGAGTTCCACGTGATGTGGCGCCGGGCCGAGGGCGAGGCGCCGCTGGAGGCGGTGCCCTTGTACCGCGAAGTGAACCCGCCGCCGGATGCCGACATGGAGGTGACGCTGCGTTTGATCAGCGTCTCGCCGCCGCCGCCCGATCCTGAACCTTGACCCAACCCTGAGCCCCGCCCTTGAGCGGGGCTTTTCATTTCTGGCTGGAGTGCTCCATGACCATCAACGTCGATGACGTGAAACTGCTGAAAAGCCAGCGCCTCACTGATGAGGACGACGGCGGCGGCCGGGCCACCGGCCAGGCCGTGGCGGACGAGGAGATGAACAACCTGTTCCCGGACATCTCCCGCCTTGACCGCACGCTGGGCCGCATCAACCTGCGCAAGGCGTTTGCCGGCGTGCTCACCGACAACGCCGATGCCTACCTGGGTGCCCATTGCATCGTCACCAAGGCGCCGGAAGATCCGCGCGTCTCGGTGGTGCTGTTCAACACCGGCAGCCAGACCGACGAACGCGCCGATGCGCGCAACCGCATCGAGAGCTACGTGGTGCCCTCCGTGGCCTCGTCCTTCGAACTGCTGGGCAACCAGCTGCAGGGGCAGCGCGCCCTGGCCTGCGTGCAGCGGGAAGAGCAGCGTCTGCCGGAAATCGGCGAGGTCTACCAGCTGGTCGATGGCGTCTCTACCCAGTACGTGCGCCTCACCCGCGTCGAGCAGCGCCTGGAGACTTTCGTCTACGAATACGGCAACGGCAACTTCATCAACCTGACCCGGCGCCGGCTGGACCTGTCGATCAGTGCGCCGCTGCTGTCGACCTTTCCCGGCGGCCAGGTCATCCCCTCGGGAACCAGCCTGCCGAAAAGCCAAGTGCTCAGCACCCAGGTGGCCGATGCCGCGCGCTATTACGGCATCAGCCCATTGGCCGAGGGCGTGAACCAGGGCGACCTCGCCCTGAAAGTACAGAGCGTCTATGCCGCGCTGGTCCCGAGTGCCACCCGCGAAACCCCGCTGATCGACCAGCTCGGTGGCTACCCGCGCAGGATGATCCTGGCCAGCGGCCCGGCGCGTTCGTCGGCACTGACCTTTGCCACTGTCAGCGGCGGCCAATCGCGCAGCTTCATCGGTTACGGGATCGTGCCGGGCAGCGTCAGCCTGACCCTGAATGGCGGGGTGTTCGAGGATGACCGCACGGGCGGTTTCCGCCTGGTCTCCGGCAGCAACGGCTTCGACAAGATCCTGATCGACTACGAAACGGGCGAGCTCAATGCGACCCGCGCCGGCTCCGCTTTCACGGGCGCCGCCACAGCGGTGCATACGCCCGGCGCACCGGTCACCGGCCAGGCGGTGACGGGTGAGCTGCCCATCCAGCTCGGCAACCGGGGCTTTGCCTACACCCTCAACCTGGCCGACGCCAAGCCGCGCCCCGGCACCCTGGTGATCTCTTACATGGCGCTGGGCAAGTGGCAGGAGATCCGCGATCCCGGCAACGGTGAGCTGACAGGGGAGGGCAGCGGCACCATCGCCTTTGCGACCGGCGGCGTCAGCCTGACCCTCAGCGCCCTGCCGGACGTCGGCAGCTCTCTGATCTTCCAGTACGTCGGGCAGAACGATGCCGAGGTGACCCAGCGCTACGGCGCGAGCGTGCAGGGCAGGGCGACGATTCGCCACCGCCTGCCGCATGACGGCATTCTTCCCGGCTCGCTGACCGCCACCGTGAAAGTTGGCGGGGTCAACAAGACCCTGGTGGACCAGGGCAACGGCACCCTCAGCGGTACCGCCGGGGATGGCGTGATCCATTACGCCAGCGGTGACCTGACTCTGCAGCTGGGGGCTACGCCCGACGCCGGCAGCGCGATCACCTACAGCTACCAGCAGGGCGCGGTCACCGACACCCCGCTGAACCTGTCGGCCGATGGCGCCGGTATCGTCTCCGGGATCATCCCGGGCGCCCCGCTGAAGCCGGGCAGCGTTCGAGTGAGCTGGGGCGTGACCCGGCGTCAGCCGGCACCGGCCATCAACTGGAAGGTGGTGCAGGGCGGCGGCAGCCTGCCGGTTTATGAGTCGCAGATTACCCAGTCGCGCGAGGCGGCGGACAACGGCAACGGCGGCTGGAGCGGCTTCGACGGCACGCTGAACTACAGCACGGGAGCCTTCACCCTCAAGGTGAAGGCGGGCTACACCTTCACCGAGTACGTCTACAGCACCAAGAAAAGCCACGGCACCTGGGGCGAGGACGAGCTGGTCCTGGTCGGAACCAACGTCACCCTGCAGGAAGGCTTCGGCGGCACGCTCAACGTGCGGGCGCAGCCCAATGGGCTGTCCTACGGCGCGCAGGCCGACAGCCAACCGGCGCCGCCGGTCACCTTCGACCTGCTGCCGAATGTGGCCGAGCCCATTGTCCCTGGCTCGCTGCTGCTGCAGTGGGGTGGGGACACCTATGTCGACCGCGACGGTGTGCTCTACAAGAACATCGCCAGCCAGACCAACGCCGGCACGGCGGTGGGCACGGTGGACTACGCCGGCCGCCAGGCCACCCTGACGACCTATCCCGCCGGGGTAGCCGCCGGACTGGACCTGCTGGCCTGCCTGACCACCAACGCCGGCTTCACCGTCAACGCGATGACCTTCCGCACGCCGGGGGCACCGCTGCGGCCGGGCAGCCTGCAGATCACCGCCGTGCGGGCAGACACCGCGCAGGTGGTGACGGCGGCGGCGGACATGAACGGGGAGATCGACTCGCCCGTGATCAAGGGCACGGTGGACATCACCACCGGCATTGTCCGGCTGCAGTTCACCAGCAATCCGGAGGACACCACCGGGGCCAGCGACATCCCGGTGATTCCGCTGCTGCTGCGCTACAACACGGTGCTCTACACCAGCCTGCCGCTGGACGCCAACCTGATCGGCCTCGATCCGGTGCGGCTGCCGGCGGACGGGCGCGTGCCGATCTACCGCGAGGGCGAGGTGCTGGTGGTTCACCACACCGGCTCCACCGTGGTGGCCAGCCCGCAGGGCGGCGGCACGGTTCAGTTGGGGCGGGCACTGCAGGCGGACATCAGTGTGGTGGATGCCAGCGGCCTGGCGCTGCGGGCCGAAAGCTTCACTGCCAACCGCGAGCTGGGCCGGGTCACCTGGTCCAATCCGCTGGTCCTGCAGGACGCAGAAGGCAACCCGCTGAGCCTGCCGCTGACCATCCGCGACCGCGTGGAGCACATGGCGGTCTGCACCGAGGTGCAGATCAGCGGCGTGCTCGGCCTCAGCGCGCCGTTGCCCTGGTCGCTGCCGGAAGGGGAAACCCAGGTGTCCAGCGCGGTGACCTGGGGCGACCTGCAGGGGCGGTTGTATCGCTGGTTCACCCAGCGGACGTGGAACAGCGGGGCGCCGAACTGGACCGACCAGCCCATCGGGGACAGCACCACGGCGCAGTACAACCAACTGAACTACCCGCCGCTGATCACCAACAAGGGCGCCATCGCCGGCAAGTGGGCGCTGGTGTTCACCAGCTCGGCGCAGTTCCAGGTGGTCGAGGAAAAGCTGGGGGTGATTGCCATCGGCAGCATTGGCGAGGACTGCTCGCCCATCAACCCGGCCACCAGCACCCCGTACTTCACCCTGCGCGCTGCCGGGTGGGGCGGTGGCTGGGCCGCCGGCAACGCCGTGCGCTTCAACACCGACAGCTGCCTGGGGCCGTTGTGGATCGTCCGCACGGTGCTGAGCGGGCAGGGCACCGTGGCGGATGACCAATTCCGCCTGCAGATCAGAGGAGACGCCGACTGATGGCCATGTATGGCTCGACCTTGGGCGCGACTGTGCGGGTGGCCGGCATGCCGGCCACCCGCCGGATCGCGGCGGTGGAACAGGGGCCCGATGGCACCTGGCGGGTGTGTGGCAGTGGGGCGAGCGATGCCAGCGGCAACGCCACCCTGATGTTGCAAGTGTCCTCGCAGCAGAGCCGCGTGTATGCGCTGGCTGTGGATGAATGGGGCAAGGCGTGGGCGCCGTCGATGACGGTGGCGGTGGGGGACACCATCCGCCCCTCCACCTTCATCGGCTTCCTCTACCGGGTGACCTCGGCCGGCCAGTTGCCGGCTGCGGAGCCCGCCTGGTGGAGCGATGCCGTACAGACGCCGCAACCGGTCGGCACGGCCATGCTGGAAGCGGTGCGCTACTACCAGCCGTTGGCCCATGGCCCGATCCCATTGGAGACCAGTGGCCTGAAGCTGCTGGACGTGTTCCCCGGCGCGGCCCTGGCCTTTAGCTCCAGTCGCCTGCTGCGAGGGGATTACAACGGCGCCGCCCTGCGGGTGCGCCGCGAGAGCGACAACACCGAACTGGATATCGGTTTTGTCGACGGGATGCTGGACGAGACGGCGCTGCTGAACTTCGTCGGCAGCGGCAACGGCTTCGTGACCAAGCTCTACGACCAGTCGGGCCATGGTCACCACGCGCTGCAGGCAACGGTCGGTAAGCAACCGACCATCGTCCAGGGTGGGAGCATCCAGCGCATCGGCACGGCGCCGGCCGTGCGCTTCAACGGCTCCAACAGCTTCCTGCAGGTGCCCGCGCTGAACCTGACGGCTACCAGCCAGCTGAGTTTGTGGCTGGCCTTCCGGCCGCTGACGACGGCGATGGGCATCATCCTGGAGTCGACGGTGCAGTTCTACGGTTCCACCGGCACCTTCATGCTCGATGTCAGCGAGGTGGCGGCCGGCGCCATCGGCCTCGGCCGGCGGGGCAGTGGCAGTTTGCCGGGTGGCGTGCATACCGCCGGGCGGCCGGGTATTCCCTGGTCGGCGGTGTTCGCCGGGGTGCTCGACCTGGCAGCGTCGGGCGAGGAGACCACCGTGGCGCGGGTCAACGGCACCACAGCAGGGCTCTCGTATTCGGGGCAGGCCGACACAGGGCTGGGGCCGTTCGGCAACCACCCGCTGTACATCGGCATGCGGGCGGGGACCAGCTACCCCTACAACGGTCTGCTGGGTGAAGTGGTCCTGCACCCGGGCACCGCGCATGCCGTGACCAACGCCCTGGACCTGGACCTGATGGCGCAGCATGGCGTTCAGCCCTAAGTGGAGGAGTAGCAGGCATGGCTGAGTACATTCCGCCACTCGCGCCGCAGTTCGACTTCGAGGGTGAGCCCTACGTCCCCGCCAACCCGGTGGTCTTCGAATTCGTCGACGACTCTACCGGGCCGGTGGAGCCGGGGCTGCCATTGCCTCGGCTGGTAGTGGGCATCACGGCCCGCTGGCATCGGCCGAGCCAGCGGCACACCCCGGAGACCGGGGCGCCCTGGTCCGAAGTGGTGGCCAAGGAACTGGCCTGCGAATCCGGCTGGCAACGGGCACGGGCGCAGGGACTGGTGGTGGCGGGGCGCTGGGACCGGGTGGCGGCGGCGGATGTGGGCGACAGCCTCGGCTGGACCCCGGCAGTTGGCCAGAACAGTGCGGCAGCGGATACCTGGCGCCGAGTGCCGGAGCGCGACCGGGGGCTGGCCAGTGGCTGGGAACCGAACCGCCGGCCGCGCGATCAGGTGCGGCTGCGCCTGGTCTACAACCCGCTGACCCCGGCCAGGGATGCCGAGGTGCAGCCGCGCTACCAGCGCAGCAACGAATTTGGGCCGCGCCCCGACACCGAACAGGCCCGCCGGGCCAGCCTCTACGTGCCGGGACCGGGTCCGCTGGACTTCCACCTGGGCGGCCGGCGCTACACCCCGGCCACCGCACCGCAGGTGTTCTTTGACTTTCGCTATGTGCCGCCGCCCAGTCGCATCCGGCCGGTGGACAGCGGGGTGGGTGACCGCTTCCAGCCGGCGCGGATCATCAACCAGTGGCGGCGGTTGCTGTGGGGCCGGGCGCGCCCGCTGGACCCGATTCCGACCGGGATCACCTATCCCGACTACCCCGGCCCGATTGTGGTCATCGACCCGCCCGTGGAGCCGGACATTCTGGAGACCTACATGATCGCCAACAGCGTCAGCCTTGTGGTGCTGCCGTCGCGCACGCCGCTCGATGCTACGAATATCAAGGCCAGCCTGGACATCGACAGCTTCAGCTGGAAGTTAAGCGCCGACCTGTTCGGGCGCACCTCGCTCAACCTGGTGCGCCCGGATGGCAACGGACCCAAGACCGTGGAGCTGGACGTGAACGGCTGGAAATGGCTGTTCCTGGTGGAACGGTACACCCGGCAGGTGAAGTTCCCGGGCGAGCGCTACAGCATCAGCGGGGCCAGTCGCACCCAACTGCTGGCCGAGCCCTACGCGCCCCGGCGCAGCGGAGTGAACAGCGCCCCGATCAATGCCCGCCAGGCCGCCGAGGCACAGCTGGAATTCACCGGCTTCACCCTGAGCTGGGATGCCACTGGCATCGGCCCGGAAGATTGGACTCTGCCGGCCGGCGCCTTCAGCTACCAGGACCAGACAGCCCTGCAGGTGATCGCGCGGGTGGCCGAGTCCACGGGCGCTGTGGTGCGGCCCGCCCGCGAGGCCGATGCCCTCAGCGTGCTGCCGCGTTATCGCGAAGCAGTGTGGCTGTGGGCTGAGGCGGTGATGGACCGGATCATCCCCGCCGAGGTGATTGGTGAGGTGGGCGGCGAGTGGAGCCCACAGCCGGCCTGGAACAGCGTCTATGTCTCCGGCACCACCCATGGGGTGGCGGTCGACGTGCGCCGGGCCGGCACGGCCGGTGAACTGCGGGCGCCGGAGGTGTTCGACGACCTGGTGACCGACACCGCCCCGGCGCGGTCGCGCGGGATCTGCGAGCTGAGTAAGGGCGGCGATCAGGAGGTGGTCAACCTCAGCATCCCGCTGTTCCCGGTGGGTGGTTCGGCGCCGGGCCTGATCGAGCCGGCGATGCTCTGCGAGGTTCGCGAGCCGGGGGACACCTGGCGTGGCCTGTGCCTGGCGGTGGACATCAGCGCTGATGGCATCGGCGCCGCCCGGGTTAAGCAGGCCCTGCGCCTCGAACGCCACCACGGAGGTGCCTGATGGCCTCGGTCAATCCCTGGAAACGCTTCATCAGCCTGCTGCCCGGCGGTGCGCGCACCGTCGGGTCGGTGGTCAGTATCAGCACCGCCAGCGGCACCAGTGTGATCGCCTTGCGCAACGGGGTGCAGATCACCGCGCGCGGGGTGGATGTGGCGGTGGGCCACAAGGCCTTCATCGAGGACGGCCAGATCACTGGTCCTGCACCTGACCTGCCGCAGTACGACATTGAAGTCTGAGCCGCCGGCTCGCCTTCACCGCTTCCTTCTCACTGATCCAAGGAGCCGCAGCCATGCAGCCTGCGCCTATCACCCTGCGCCTCATTCAGGGCGCGACGTTCCGCGACACCTTGCGCCTGTGTCAGGGCCTGTTTGTCTACAAGCCCATCCAGGCGATCAGCGCCACCGGCCCGGTGCGCCTGACGGTGGCTGACCACGGCCTCGCCACGGACTGGCCGGTCTGGGTGCGTGAGGTTCGCGGCCTGCTCGACATCAACCGGGAACCGGTGCGGGTGCCGCCCTGGCCCGCCATTCGTGTCGATGCCGACACCCTGGAGATCAACGCACTGTCGGCAGCGGGTAAGTCGCCTGCCGGCGGTGAGCTGGTCTACCAACCCCCGGTCGACCTGACCGGCTGTTCGGCGCGTATGCAGATCCGCGACAAGCCCGGAGGCCGGCTGCTGCTGGAACTGAGCAGCGGTTCCGGCCTGACCTTGGAACCGGCCGGCGCGCTGCATCGCGAAATCAGTGCCGAGCAGACCGCCGCCCTGGACTTCCAGGCGGCGGTTTACGACCTGGAGGTGACCTTTGCCGATGGCACCGTCCAGCGCTGGGCCGAAGGGGAGGTCGTCCTCTCGCCGCAGGTGACCGTATGAGCGAGATCGTCCAGCCGCCTGATGTCCGCGCCGTGGTGATCGAGGTCGCCACGCCGCCCGTGCTGGTCGAGGGCGGCGGACAGCACCTGCTGACCCATGAGCAACCCGTCACTGTGCTGGTCACTGTCGGCATCCAGGGGCCGCCCGGTCGCCCGGGTGCCGGCGGCGCCGAATGGCAGGCCAATGAGTGGTAACCCGCAGTCCTTGAAGGAGGCCCCATGGCCCAACTGAAGTTCTTCAAAGTCACCTCGCTGCCTTCGACCCTGGAGGCGGACAGCATCTACTTCGTCCAGAACGCGACGTTCTGCGAGTCCTACGTGACCACGGGGGCCGCCGAGCCGCGCTCGCTGGGCAACAGCGCCATGATCAACGCCCTGATCGCGGATGCATTGAACAGCCTGCCCAGCAGCGGCGCTCCGGTGCTGTTCGCCGCCGACATCGCCGCACGGGATGCCCTGGAGCCCTCGCTGGAACAGGCGGTGTTCGTCCTGGTGCAGAACGCTTCGGGTGACCCGACCGTGACGACCGGCGCCGCGATGTACGCCTGGAACCCGGCCACTACCAGCTGGCTGAAGGTGGCCGAGTACGAGTCCATGGACGTGACCCTGACCTGGGACGCGCTGCAGGGGAAACCCACCAGCACGCCGGCCCAGATCGACAGTGCCGTCGGCATGGCCCACAGCCACGCCAACAAGTCGACCCTGGACAAGTTCACCGAATCCGGTGGCCTTCCTCGCTACAACGGCGCCCCGATCCCGATGGAATGGGGCGGTGTGAACTGGTGACCCTATGGCGGAACTCAAGCTGTACAAGATGGTGGCCAGCTTGCCCGCAGTGCTGGAACCCAACGCGATCTACCTGGTGCGGGTGGGCAATGGTTTCGACCAGTACGCGACCAACTCGACGGGGACCATAGTCAGCTACCCGCTGAACCTGCCGAGCCGGTCCAGCCTCGGCATCAACAACGTCGACAATACGTCCGACGCCAACAAGCCGATAAGCACCGCGACTCAGACCGCCCTGGATGGCAAGCAGGCGGTGAATATCAACCTGACGGCCTTCGCCAACCTGGGTGGAGCCGCAAATAAGCTGGCGTACTTCACGGGGGCGGGAGCGCTGGCTCTGGCCGACTTCAGCGTACAGGCCCGCGCCCTGCTGGATGACGCCGATGCACCGGCTATGCGCACGACGTTGGGTCTGGGCAGTGTGGCCGTGCTGAATGCCTCACAATCCACGGGGGCGCTCACGGTGCCGCAGCGGGATGCCAGCGGCTACCTGAACCTGGGGCGGGTGGTCTTCGACTTCATCGTCAACGCCACCCAACCCTCGGGCAACGGCGGCGGGCGGTTATTCTTCGAGGTGGGGGGCAACGCCACGATTTCCCCGACCAACCGCCGGGTGGCTCTGGATACCTCTGTCGATCAGTTCAGGATCTATGAGGCCGGGGACAGCGCGCGAGGGGTCTACATCGATCTGAAGACCTGCGCGAGCAGCGCGGGATCGGCCATCTGGCACTCGGGTAACTTCGACCCGGCGAGCAAACAGAACGCGCTTGGATACACGCCGCTGAACAAGGGCGGCGACACCCTGACTAACACCCTGTTCGCGCCGTCCACCGGGGTGATCGGTGACGCTACGGGCTCCAAGGCAACACTGCAGGCGTTTGGCAACGGCACCAATGGTGCCTTTATCGCCCTGCACCGCAGCGGTATCTATGCCGCGTACTTCGGCCTGGACACGGACAACAAGCTGAAGGTGGGTGGCTGGTCCATGGGCAACAATGCCTATGAAATCTGGCACGCGGGCAATACCCCCAAGCAGAGCAGCACCTCAGATCCCACGGCCTTGGCGCTGCTGATCCAGGGCGCCTGGGGGCTGGGAGGCGTGGCCATTCCAGTGGCCGAAAGCGCCATGAACGACAACGACCGCCCGACGCAGTTCTGCAACTTCACGGCGGGTGGCCTCGGCATCCTGCCGCTGAACATCAACGGCTACGGCTATCACTTCGACAACGCCTCGGCCGGCTTTGCCTTTCAGGAGTACGTGCCGGTCACGCTCAATCGCAAGTTTCTCCGGCGCCAGGCCAGCGGCACCTATGGTCCGTGGAGTGAGTACGCCTTCCTCGGCAGTGTCCAGACCTGGACCGCCAAGCAGGTGTTCAACGACTACGTGCAGCTCGGGGCGAACGCCACGGCGCGCCAAGAGCGGGAGCTGACCGGTACTACTGCCAGCACGCAGGGTGGTTCCGTCAACGTCCCTCACGGCGTTACGCGCGGGAAGATCGTCAAGATCAACGCGGTCGTGGATACCGGCAGCCTTACGGTGCCGATGAACTGCGCGGAGGCGGGGTATGCCTTCAGCTGCCGTGCGGACGCCAGCAACATCATCGTCACCAACCTCGCCAGCAACTCGGCCAACGTCCTGTCGAAGGCGATCACCATCACTGTGACCATCAAGGAATAACCCATGCCGGATTACAACCAGCAGACAGGGCAGTACACCAAGTGGGTGCGCTGCAAGTTCATCGGCATCAACAACCCGCGGCCGATCCTTGGCAGCAGCCCATCGGTGACCTTCGCCGAGGAGGAGGTCACCCTCAAGGACGGGGAAGAGAGCCAGATCCCCCTGGGCAACCTGATCGAGCCGTTCAATGCGGGAAATGCCGGCGAGGCATTCGACCTGATACACCCGGAAACCGGCGCCGTGATCGGCAGCATGACGTACCAGGAACTCTACGTGGCTATGGCCAGCGCTTACTTGCATGTCGCGACCAAGCGGGACCAGGCCCTGTCGGCGCCGACCGCGCCTCCGGCCGAGTAACCAGCACACCCCATCAACCCCGCTTCGGCGGGGTTTTTCATTTCTGGAGGGACCATGGAAATCACCAAGGAGCAATTGCTGCAGATCCTGCCGAACGCGGGCAGCAAGCGGGCGGTGCTATTCACGCCTGCGATCAATGGCGCGGCCCGGCGCTGGGTGATCAACACGCCCAAGCGGATGGCGGCATTCCTCGCTCAGGTCGGCCACGAGTCAGGACACCTGCAGTACGTGCGTGAGCTGGGCGGCACCAAGTACCTGGCCAAGTACGACACCGGCCCATTGGCCGAGCGGCTGGGCAACTCGCCTGAAGCGGACGGGGACGGTCAGTTCTATCGCGGCCGGGGGCTGATCCAGGTGACGGGCCGCTATAACTACCTGAATTGCAGCCTTGCGCTCTTTCAAGATGACCGGCTGTTGAGGGAGCCGCAGCTGCTGGAGGAGCCGGATTGGGCGGTGCATTCCGCAGGCTGGTTCTGGTTCTGCAAGGAACTGAACACCTTGGCCGACGCCAACGAGTTCACCCGTATCACCCGGATCATTAACGGTGGCACCAATGGCCTGGCCGAGCGCCGTGAAATATGGTCGCGGGCGCGCCATGTGTTGGGGGTGCCAGCATGACGGCCTTCCCGTACTTCACGCGCCCACTCGATCTGCGCTACGACCCGGCCGCCAGCAAGGCGCTGGGCGGCGACTACTACCGGATACTGACGGGGTTCCGCCTGATGCTCAGTGACCGGCAGTGGGTCGATGTCCAGGCCGGTACCTTGACCGATGGCGGCTCCATCCCTCGGCTGGCCCACCCGCTGCTGCCGCCGTTGGGCAAGCTGGGCCAGGCCTACGCTACCCACGACCAGCTGTGCGAATACCTGTCGCTGACGGTGGACGGCCAGCCGGCGGCAATCACCCGTGCACGCTGTGATGGATTGCTCTATGTGGCCATGCAGGCGCTGGGTGCCACGCCGGAGGAACTGGCTGCTGTGCAAGGGGCGGTTGACCTGTACCGCAATGCGGCGCGGATCACCAAGCCCAGCACCACGGCGCTGAAGCGGTCGCTGGAGGCTCGGTGGGTTCAGTAGGGGGCATACCTGCCGTCCGCCTTCTGCTTGTCTTTCTCCGGCGGTCGGTCGTCTCGGCTGACGCCTCGATAATCCGGGCGGTACTCCGCGAACTTCTTGCGTAGGTACAGCCGGGCGCCCTCGGTGCCCAACTCGGCAACCAATAGCCGGAGCCCGAAGTCGGCGAGATCTTCAGCCGTGGATGGGGTCAGCACCCAATCATGCTCGGGGCTCTTCACCAGGATGAGGGACTTGAGGCTGACGTATCGGCGCATGGCTGCCTCCTGAATTTTCAACACAGCTCACACATGAGAAGCGGCTGGTTCGGGTGTTCCACCACCCGAACCAGCCACTGAACCCGCAGACCGTACCTGCAAGCCCAGCCAAGGCTCCCCGCCTCGTGCACGAAGCGCGGCGAGTCTAACAACTGGATATTCATACAGTAAAGGCTTGCACAAAATGACCAATCCGATCGTTCCCTGGATGGGCGGCAAGCGCCGCCTGGCCGACCGTCTTATCCCGCTGTTCCCGCCCCATGAGTGCTACGTCGAGGTGTTTGCCGGCGGCGCTGCGCTCTTCTTCCTTCGCCCGATGCCAGCGCCCACTGAGGTGTTGAACGACATCAACGGCGACCTGGTGTGCCTCTACCGGGTGGTGCAGAACCACCTCGAGGAGTTCGTGCGCCAGTTCAAATGGGCCCTATCCAGCCGCCAGATCTTCGAGTGGCAGAAGATGACCCGCCCCGAGACCCTGACCGACATCCAGCGCGCTGCGCGCTTCTTCTACCTGCAGCACCATGCCTTTGGTGGCAAGGTGTCGGGGCAGACGTTCGGCACGGCCACGACCGGCCCGGCCATCAACCTGCTGCGCATTGAGGAGAACCTCTCGGCAGCGTGGCAGCGGCTGTCCGGTGTCTACGTTGAGAACCTGCCCTGGCTGGATTGCGCGGAGCGCTATGACCGGCCGCACACCTTCCTCTACATGGACCCGCCGTACTGGCAGACCGAGGGCTATGGGGTGGATTTCCCCTTCGAGAACTACGAGCGCATGGCCGACTTCATGCGGCGCTGCAAGGGGAGGGTGATGGTCAGCATCAATGATCACCCAGATATTCTGCGGGTGTTCGAGGGCTTCCACCTGGAGCGGACGGACATTCGCTACAGCAACACGAATCAGCGGCAGGGACAGGCTGCATTAACGGGGGAGCTGGTAATCATGAACTGGTCGCCCTCGGCATTTGGAGGGTTACTTGATGGCATCTGATCCGGTCGACCCCGGTACTCCAAAAGGTTAAAGGCCCTGAGAGTCTAGGGCCTTCATTTACTTTTTGGTTTCTCAGCCGTTATAGGTCCGTCAGATTCGCCCTTGGAAGCGATTCGTTTTCTTTGGCCTGTAATGAATAAGCCCGCAATCGCGGGCTTATTTTAGTGAGCATATCCTGTTCGGTGGGATAAGCATTCTGCTTCTTCGCCAGCAAGCTTTACCACGGCTAATCCTTTCTGTGTATTACTCGGCAGCATCGAAATGAAAGTATTCTTTAGGACACCACTTTTGGCCGCGTAATAAGCAATTCTCAGAAGGCTGCTATGCGCAAGCACCATTTCCTTAGATGCCTCATAGTAATATTGTGCTGCTGCTGCAACCTCTGGGTCCTGTAGCTCCTTGGCGCGGAGGATAGACACCGTGTCCCTTCTCGCCTTCTCGAGCGAGGCCTTGAAGCCAGCTTTGTCTGCTTTCTGCGACAAAGAAAAAGACTTAAGGGCGTCATCTAGTCCAATGTTGGGGGCGTGCTCCAAGAACATGTTGATGCGTTTGTAGAAATACTGAAAGAATTTACTGTCTTCAGGTAGTTTGTTTTTTGCTACAAGCAGAATGAAGTTGTCTCTAACTTTGAAGAGATTGTATGTGGCTTTTCTTCTTCTCAGTTTGTTCATCATGACTGAAAAGATTATTGCTGCAATGAAGCCGATTAATATGAACATCGTCAACAT